TTTATTACATTTTTTCATATAAATATCTCGTTTGGATCATTTATACATATGTGAAAAAAAAGTAAGGTACCCAAAGGTACCTTATCTTATTTTAAGTTGTTTAATTAAGCTGGGAACGTAACTCCTGTTGGAAGAATGTTAAAGTCTAAGTATATGAATTCAGCTGTTTTAGTTGGTTGAATGTATATTTGACCTACTAATTGATTTCTATCGATTACATCTGGTGTGTTATTTGAATCGTCCATTATTACTCTAAATGCATACAAACCTTGTCTTTGTTGTACTGATGCTAAATATGGATTTACTTGGCTTAAGAATTGGTTTCTTGTTGCAATTGAGTTTTGTTCAAACACCAAGTTTTGAGCAACTTGAGAAATATATGATTTAAGAGAAATCAATAAACGACGAACATTTACACGGTCAAGTGCTGATGCTTTTGCTTGTAATGTCTTTTGACCATATACTACTACACCTTGTCCAGGAAAAGTAGCGATTGGATTAACTCTACCAGTGTATAATGAATCTCTATTACCTTGAGTTAATTTCCACTCAGCACGTATTACATTATTTAATCCACCTCTGTTTATACCAGCTGGTGCAAACCAAGGTTCAGATACGCTATCGTTATAAGCATAAACTCCACCAATCATTGTTGAAGCTGGTACCCAAACATTTTTACCTGTATCTGGGTCAATTGTTTGAGCCCAAGGCCAGTATGATGCAGCATATGATGTATTTCTTGCTGCTGCGGCTGCAGTTACAGTTGATACTGCTTGTGTTCCATAAGGTACTAAATCTACAACATATATACTATCACCTCTATTTTGAGTATTGTTTATAGCAGTAGTTATTTGAGATGTTCCTAGATTAGCTTGATCAGATATCAAACCAGGAGTTAACAATACATTAAATCTATAGTCGTCTTGGTTTGCTAATAAAGTAATCATATCATTATAATTGCTAGCATTAATACCTTGTGTATTACCAGCGCCATTTATAATATCATTATAGTAATTAGCACCTCCACCATAAAATAAATCTCCAATAGCAGCACCAAATGTACCACTAATGTTTACAGGTATTGATCCTGTATAAGCGGCAACTGGATTTCCATTATTATCAAAATAGTTAGGTGTTGGTAAATCTATACTTTTTACTCTTACATAAGCACTTCTGTTAGGATATGAACCTGTTATTTCAATTTGATTAGTAACTGAATTATAGTTAGTTTTATAATCACCAAGTACAGCCGCTACATAGTTTGGAGCGAATGGGTCAAGTGATAAGTTAGTCCATGTTTCTAATACAATAGGTTGAATAGTGTTATCATCACCTCTACGAATTAGTAAATCAAATGTTCCTGTTGATTCATTTCTATTCAATACTTGCCATCTTACATTATCTACTGAACCACTAACTAAAGCTCCTGATGTTCCAGCTCCAGTATTATTCATGATTGTTCCCTCAGACAATGTCTCTAAAGATAATGCTTGAAAACTAGTACCTCCTGAAAAGAAAGTTGTTGTTGAACCTAATGTTATATAGAATGAATTTCCAGCAAATCCTGATATTGAAGAAGAAGCATTAAAAAATAATCCAGTTGCAGGAGAACCAGATGGTGCTGCTATAATATGTTGAAGTGATGTAGAGTAAGGTGATACTGAAGAACTAGCATTAAAAGCTGTTACAATTGCTGTTATTGTATTAGCTGCACTTGAACCTGATGCTACAAATATTGTAGTATTGTTATTAGCAGGTGGTGTACTTCCAGTAACAGCTATAGTTATACCGTTTACAATAAACGAACCAGTTGGGGTAATAAATGGTGCTAAACTTGCACTACTTATAGTTACAGAAGCAGTTGTAACACTACCTGTATTACTTTGCATTGTAGAACTTGAAGCTGCGGTAAAAGTACCACTTGCTACTCTAGCTACTAATAATGTTTCACCACCATTGTTAAAATAGTTGTAAGCTGCTATTGAAGTGAAGTAAGTATAAGCTTGTCCACCACTATTAAAAGTAGTACCAAATTTTGCTTGATAATCACTATATGATGTTACAATAGTAGGGATTTCATATGGGCCTTTTACTGTAGGTCCAATGATTGCGGCTCCAACTGTGATTGGGCCTTGGGTAATGAATGACTGGTCGTTTTCTCGAGCGAGTACACCGGGGGATATTAAAGTTTCTGCCATGTTCTTTATAATTTATGTTTTATTATAAATATTATGGAGATAATCAAAAACCTAAAGAGAACTTGTAAATTCTCCTTTTTCTACATTTATGGTACCATCACCATATCTTTCTTGTAGTGTTTTTCCTAATTCAATTTCTTTTTGTTTTAGATTAGATAAAGATGAATTAAGTGTTTGTTTTTGTTGTTCTAGATCTTGTATACTGTATTCTATAAGACCGAATTGTTCAACTAGAATTGATTTTTCTTGTTGGATATCCTTAATTTGCT